CCCCTTTCTTATTCAATTTTACCACTTTATCTTGACAAAGTCAAATAATAATGATAAACTTATTATAGGTATAAGTATTACCTTATAATAAAAGAAAGGACTCTTTATAATCAATGGTATCTATTATAATTGAAGCTTTGGCCGGAAACAGTCTCATCAAACTGCTTGTCATTGCAATTTTGCTTGACACGGTACTAGGGACCGGGCGCGCTGTAAAACAGCACAGTTTTAATAGTTCTGTCGGCATTGACGGCGCTATCCGAAAAGTAAGTATGTTAATCAGCGCTTTCCTGCTTATGATGTCGGATATGATCGTGCATTTTAATCTTGCGGCGTTTATCCCGTCCGAATACTTAAAAGTTTTTGGCCTTGAAAAAGTTGGTCTTTGTGAATTGTTTGTTATTCTGTTTTTAATTTTCGAAGCAATCTCTATATTAAAAAATATGGTATTATGCGGGCTTCCCGTTCCTGTAAAAGTAAGAGAATGGCTTGAAAAATTCCTTGACAGTATGACAGCAGAACTGGAAGAGGAGAAAGCAAAATGAATACAATTAGAAATGGAAGCACCGGGCGGGATGTTTATATCTTGCAGGCATTACTGCGCGGCGCGTGTTATGTAGGAAAAGACGGCCGTCCCGTTTCCGTTGACGGTGAAGCGGGGGAAAATACAATCTATGCATTAAAGCAATGTCAGAGACATTTAATTGCTTACGGCGCGGATTGCGGCTGCGGGTCTGTTCCGGATGGCATCTGCGGGCCTAAAATGTGGGGTCTGCTTTTGGGGGTGTAAGTAATGGCTACAATCCCGAAAATCATACAGGTAGCTATGGCACAGCTAGGACAGACAGGCGGGCGCCCGTATTGGTCTTGGTATGGCTTTGATTATCGTGTAGATTGGTGCGCTATTTTTGTTTCCTGGTGTGCTAATCAATGCGGGTACTTAGACAGCGGGCAAATGCCACGGTATGCAGTTGTTGGAGATGGCGCGGAATGGTATCAAAGCAAAGGCCGCTTAAAGTATCGGACAGAATACACACCCGTTCCCGGTGATGTCATCTTTTTTTCATGGTCCTCGGACCCCCGCTTGGGCGGTCTCGATCATACCGGCTTTGTTGAATATGTAGAAGGCGGAACGATTCACACAATAGAGGGAAACAGCGGGGACGCCGTCAGACGGCAGGAATATTCTGTTAATGATTCTAATGTAATATGCTTTGGTACAGGAAATCCGGAAAGCGGCGGCACCACCGTTTCGGATTATGTCATTTCAGCTATTGCGGGGAATTTTTCCCGCGAATCGGTTATGAATGCCGCTGTATGGGAAAGCCTTGTTGTCAGTACTTGGGACCACGAATACGCCTATGACGGGATTGGTGGCTATGGTTTCGGCGGTTTCACGAATTGGGAAACACCGCACGGCCGTCTTTGGCAGTACCATGTCTGGTGTGAAGAAAACGGCTTTGATGAAGGCGACAGCAACGCCCAGTTACAGTATATAGTATACACTGAAAGGTGTTGGCGCGGCGCTTATCAGCAGGACGGGTTTGATGAATTTTTAGCATCTGACTCGACGGACCTTTACGACTTGACGGACCAGTTTTGCCGATGGTGGGAAGGAAACCCCGGCGACCACATGGAAGAAAGATATAATTATGCCGTAGAGGCCTATGATTATATACAGGAACACAAAAACGACAGCCCGGAGGACTATACATGGATAGCCGGAAACTGGTATAATAATGACAGTCAGCGGCTAAACAATGTCATGTGTATGTATTTTTGGTTTGTCTCACACGGTATAGGACCCGACCCCGGCCCGGGCCCCGGCCCGTCACCATGGCGCGGGGATAAAATGCCCGTGTGGATGATGATACGCTATAAAATATTCAGGAGGTAGAAAATTATGGCTGTTTTGACACATGAAGCAATTATGAATGCTGTCAACGAATATATCGGCGAAGCGGCGGATGATAACGCCCTGGCACTGCTTGAAAACTTGGAAGATACACTTTCCGACATTGAAGCAAAAGCCGCCGATAATACAGAATGGCAGGCAAAGTACACGGAACTTGATGAAACATGGCGGAAAAGATACCGCGACAGATTCGAAAACCCAGTAAAGGGGCAGCCGGCGGACCCCGTGGACGTCACAGACGAACCGGAAGAAACCGAAACAAAGACAAAGTTTGAAGAACTTTTTGAAGAAAAGAAGGAGGAATAATTATGCCCAGAAGAATTGCAGAAACTACACTTAATGCTTCTACTATTGACATTTTGAATGTTATCCGCGCGAATGCATCCGCGGAGTATCAGCAGTACGTGCCGGAAGTTACAACGGCAACCGACATCCCGAAAGTCGGGGAAGCTATTTTTGGACACGGCGGACTTGCAAACCAGTTCTTATTCGCTCTCATGAATAGAATCGCCGCTGTAAGAATCAAAAGCGCCGTATTCAATAACCGCTTCCGCGTGTTTAACAAAGGCTACCTGGAATTTGGTGAAACCGTAGAAGAGGTTTTTGTTAATCTTGCAAAAGCCCGCGAATTTTCCGCCGAAAAGGCCGAAAAGCGCGAACTGAAAAGAACGCTTCCCGATGTAAGAGCGGCGCTTCATACTATGAATTATCGTGTCCAGTATCCAATCACTATTCAGGACATGGACCTGCGGCAGGCTTTCACTTCCCTTGACGGCGTTACTGATATGATTGCCCGCATTGTACAGAGTGTATACACGGCGGCGGATTATGATGAATACCTCCTGTATAAGTATGTTCTTATCAAGAGCATTTCTCACGGCAAGACATTCAACATTGGCGTACAGACTGACAACATCAAAAACGCGGCTATTGCTTTCCGCGGCACTTCTAACCGCCTGGAGTTTGTATCTACAAAATATAATAACAGCGGCGTTCACACTTCCACAATCAGAGATGACCAGTATATTTTCATGGATGCAGACTTCAACGCACAGTATGACGTTGACGTTTTAGCCGCCGCTTTCAACATGGAAAAGGCGGACTTTATTGGCCACCTTGTTCTTGTTGATGATTGGACCACCTTTGACAATGAGCGCTTTTCCGTTATCCGTGAAGGCTCTGACATGATGGAAGAAGTCAAGGACGGTGAACTTGCACTTATGTCAGACGTTATCGCGGTAATCGCCGATAAAGAGTATTTCCAGTTTTACGACAATCTGTCCCAGATGTCCGAAAAGTATGTGGCTTCCGGTCTGTATTGGAACTATTTCTATAATGTCTGGAAAACGGTCTCTGTTTCCCCGTTTAGTAATGTAGTTTCCTTTGTTAAGGATAGTGCAGACATTGCCCTGCCGGATAGCGTAACTGTAAAAATTGCAGACAAGGCGACAAGCAATGAAGCCACTGTTTTCTCTCTTGTAGTTGATGATACAGAGGCATCTTTCAAGCCGTCAGAGGTTAATTTTGTACAGACTCAGGCTCTTACTCAGTCCGGCGTTGGTATTACAAAATATGGCGCTCTTATGGTACCCGCTTCCGCAACTGAATTTTCCGGCACTCTTTGTGTAGAAATTCGCGGTACACAGTATCTTGCAGCAGATACTATCAGCGCGGCGGCCGCCGTTGGCGCCACTTTCACACTGAATAAACAGTAAAAATGTTTCACGTGAAACATTGAAATAATATAAGGCTTGTGTTATAATTATTATAACATGAGCCTTATAATAAAAAAGGAGGAAAATATAGTGGCTAAAATTCCTGTAAGTTATGGTACAAGTGACGACAACAAAGTGCAGATTACTTATGATGATGGTGCAGTACAGATTCTTTTTCCGTATGATTGCCCCGGCGGCGGCGGTACAGAGCCGGAGGGAACGCTGTATATTACAGACAATGGCGTTTATGATGTAAAACAGTATGCCGAAGCAGATGTAAATGTCACGGTGACAGATTATAACTTCCCGAACTTCATTGCGGAGGGACGAAATAATGAAGGTATTTACATTTTCCCGGATGGCACTGATAAAATCGGCCCGCATATGTTCGACGGTTACACACTGTTTACAAATCTTAGTATTCCAGATAGCGTTTATGAGTTATCTGATGGATGTTTTGCAAATTGCCCGAACCTTGATATCCCGGGCGGCCTTTTCCCTAACAGCCTTGTATATGTTGGTGACGCTGTTTTTTCCGGAAACACCGCAATGACAGAGCTCCGCTTCCAGCAGGTACCGAATCATATCTCCGAAACCGCTTTTAATGGGATGACGAATTTAACAGACATCCATGTTCCATGGGCGGAGGGTGCAGTAGAGGGCGCCCCCTGGTGTACAGACCACGAAGAAGGCGCGGTTACAGTTCACTATGAGACAGAATAAAAACGCGGCGGGCATTTTGCCCGCCCCCTTTGAAAGGGGTGGTTTGAATGTATACAGAGCCTAACAGTACAATTATTTTGTGTTCCGGCGTTCCTCTTGACATGAGATATACAGACACATTGTACTTCTCATCTGACACCGCGCAGTATAATTATTTTTACAGCAAGCGCAAAATGGTGTTTGAACGTGAAACATATAACCGCGTTCAGAAAGGAATCACACGCCTGCGCGTAAATGCGGAGCGTATATATGACTGTAATTATATGATGTTCCGTAACACTTCTTACGGAAATAAATGGTTTTACGCTTTCATAAATAATTGCGAATATATCAATGACAATGTGACGGAAGTCCGCTTTACAATCGACCCCGTTCAGACATGGCTTGGAGAAATTCGCGGGAAACTCGGGGAATGTTATGTAATTCGTAATCACTCTGTTTCTGACAGAATCGGTGAAAACACACGCCCGGAGGGTGTTGACACCGGGGAAATGGTTTTTAATAATTATCAGCGAATGCCTATACTCGACGACGGCCACGGATACGACTGGACAATAGGACGCGTTTTTATTTCTGTTATGGATACAAAGTCCTCCGGTGTTTCCGGGAATATGTATGACGGTGTTTTTGGCGGGGCTACTCTGAAAGTGTACTCTACCACGCAGCGACAGGCAATCATTGACGAATTAAACAAATACACGGCGGCGCCCGGAAACGTTGTAGCGATGTATATGGCGCCCACCGCTTTAATGCCGCAAATTCCGGAGGACCATATTGTCCCTAACAATGAAAGCGGGCCGAAATATACAGGCGCCTTGACCGGTATTTCTACAAATGACACCCTAAACGGATACAAGCCCCGGAATAACAAGTTGTACACATACCCGTATAATTACTGCCACATTGACAACGCAAACGGGCAAACAATGGCGCTCCGTTATGAACTTTTTCCTAATCTCACGCCTAAAATTGTTTATTATGGAACAATAACAGCGCCTGTTCAGGTGTGTATAAAGCCTGTTGACTACAAAGGAACAAGCGGGCCCGAACATACAGAGTGCTTGACACTTTCAAATTTCCCGATGTGTTCCTGGGCTACAGATAGTTTTTCCGCATGGCTTGCACAAAACACTATTGACTTACCGGAAAAGGGAACAGCCGGGGGAACTATTGCACGAATTGCCCGGACCATTTTAACGGGCGGGCCTGTTGCAGATGTAAGACCCGCAAACATTGAAGGTAAGACACTGGCGCCGAATGCCTTAATGTCTATTTTATCAAACCCGGCGGGCGCTATTCAGTCATTACTCGGGCAGGCTTATCAGTCAAGCATTGCGCAGGAAATTGCAAGCGGTAATTTTTCATCCGGCGGAGCAAACACCGCGGCCGGTTATCAGAGCTTCTTTTCCGGGCGTGTGTCTTGTCGGGCCGAATATGCTAAACTAATAGATGATTATTTTGACGCATACGGCTATGCACAGAATCAGTTAATGGTCCCGCGGATTGACGCCAGGCCGATATGGTGTTATGTCAAAACAGCGGGGGCTGTTCTTCTCGGTGACTTGCCTGCGGATGATCGCGCGGCGGTTGTAACAATTCTGGATAACGGCATCCGTTTTTGGAAAGACCCGGCAAAAGTTGGAGACTTCACGGGCGACAATTCCCCGGCATAAAAAGGTGGTGAAAAATAATGCCTAGAAAGAAAACAAACTTCGAAGAAAGCGCGCTTTTGAACAATCTCACATATAATCTTTATTGGCGCAAACTTTCAGATATTGCAATTTCCCGGTTTGTATACAAAGGGCTTCCGGACTCTATCGACCCCCGGTTTTTGGAAGTGACGCTTTTCGAACGCGGGGCGGCGGTTCTCTTTGTTGATGAAGTGCTGGGGCCTCTTGCCCTCCCCGTCATTGCAAACGGCCCGTTTGATGTATACCGATATCCCATTGTAAGAACGGCAATCGCAGATAATGGATATCAAGCGCAGTTAGATAAAACAAACTCTGTTATGATATACAATAACAGGCTGCGGACGCCGTCTGAAAAGGATGTGAAACTTTACGCGCGCCGCCTTTATGAGATTGAAAGGACAATCGATGTTAACGTGAAAGCCCAGAAAACCCCCGTAATGATAAAAGCGACAGAGGAACAGAGGCTTTCAATGTTACAGGTATTTCAAAAATATGACGGGAATCAGGCCTTTATATTCACTGATAAAGGATTAGACCCGCAGGCCGTTCAGGTTTTACAGACCGGGGCCCCGTATGTATCGGACCGCCTTTATGACTTAAAAACGCAGATATGGAACGAAGCTTTAACACATCTTGGCGTGGCTAATGTCTCTTTTGAAAAGCGGGAAAGACTGACAAACGAGGAAGTGACCCGCCACATGGGCGGAATTTTTGCAAGCCGTAGTTCATTCTTGGAAGAGCGTCAAAAGGCAATGGACGCATTTACAAAAATGTTTAATCTCGACCCCGTAAAGGTTGAATTCAACGAAGGCGTGCTTTCTGATGAAAACCCGGAGACTGACTACCCGGAAGAGGAAGGGGGCGACCCGGAATGAGTATGTACACGACAGAACTCCGCTATATTTTAGAGCATTATGCGGGCTATGATGAAAGCCAGGATTATGACAAAGTGAATACTGTTATAGAAAAAGGAAGAAAAAAACTCTTTGACTTTTCATATCCCATTTTTGATGAATCATACAGGCCCGTGCTTGAAACTAAAATTTGCCTGCATTATTACACCCGGGAAATTGGAAGCGAAACAGCGGCCCTTTTCAAGTTAAGACTGAAAACAAAGCTTAATGAGATTATGCCGTATTATAACAAACTTTACCAGAGTGAACTGTTAAAGTTTGACCCGCTCACAGATATCGACTTGACAACGGACCACAAATTAGAGCGGGAGGGCGCGTCAGAAGACCACGGGAAAACAACCGGAAACAGAACCGCCTGGAACCTTTACAGCGACACGCCGCAGGGCGCCGTAACAGGGATCGAAAATGAAAATTATCTGACAAACGCGACAAAGGACACAGACGACAGCCGGGGCACATCTGATAATAACGGCACCTTTAATTCGACAGACGACTACATCGAACACGTAAAGGGCAAAACCGCGGGGCATACATATGCCGCGCTTGTAAAAGAATTAAGGGAGACATTCCTTAATATTGACATGATGATTATTGAAGAACTCAAAAATCTTTTTATGCTTGTATGGTAGGAGGTTTAAATAATGATTGCTTACAAAAACCCGCACTATTTCCGCTTTTGGTGTCACAAAGTTCTCCCCCTTGTATATGATAATTCGCTTTCATATTATGAATTGCTTTGTAAAGTTGTTAAATATCTTAACGACCTTATCGAAGACTCAGACGCAATGAAAGCGAACATTGACGAACTCAAAAAGGCGTTTGACGCGTTGAAATTCTACGTTGACAATTATTTCAAAAATCTGGATATCCAGGATGAAGTCAACTCTTACTTAGATTCACTGAAAGAAAGCGGCGAACTTGAAGCCATTCTGACAGCGGCGGCGCAGCATATGCTTGTTGATACGTCCTATTTCAAACCGTTTGCACAGGTACTTCCTACGGCTACCCGCGAATTTCACTCCGGGCGCTATGCACAGGGCTTTGCAATAGGTGAAGATGACAAGGGCCGCCCCGTGTGTCTTTCATGTTTCACAGACGCGACAGAGACAGGCGCGGGAAATGTATTTTCTCTGGATTATATGGACACGGGCGTTAATATCAGCAAAAAGACAGTGCCCAGCGGTCACTGTAATTCCGCGACTTGGAACGCTACTACTAAAAAGTTTTACATTGCGACAAGCGGCGGAACCGCTACGACCACTTATATTCTGTCTTATGACTTAGAAGGAAATTATAACATTGAACAGGATTATACAGGCGGCGTTTGGTGCATTTCATGGAACCGCGATAAGTTCTTTATCGGCGCGAATGGCTCTCTTATTGTGACAGATAATAACTTTAATACTCTTAACATTTTAAGTATCAAGTTTGACTCTGGATATACATATCAGGGAATGGAAGCGGACGACAATTATCTTTATTTTCCGAACGGAAACGGACGCTTTCACACGACAGAGCGGGAAAATGTCAACCGTATTTCTGTTTATACTCACGGCGGCACGCTGGTAAAACATATTGACTGTATGAACTGGAATGAGATTGAAGAACTTGCTTTTTATAAAGATGAATGTTTCATGAACTGTAACACGCAGGAAAGCTCTTTTATCTTTAAATGTAATATCCGCGCGACTGAAACGCCGTACCCTTGCGGGCATGCTTATATTCCCAGTATCAATCTTAACATACAGACAGTTAATGTGGATGAAACGTATACCGGCTTTTTCATAGATGGTAGCGAGGAGCACCCTGTATCTTCCTTGTATTGGTGGTATATGATTGTGCAGCCCGGTTCTTCCCGTGTAAATGTCGCCTTGCTTTCTGATTGCCCGGAGCATGTTTTCGCATTCTGGAATAATTGCCCGTATGAAGTCACACTTTACGGTAACGGGCATAAAATCGCACGTGTTAACTGGACCGGCTCCAACTATATCGCACTTACTGATGTAATACTGATTGGCACGGAAAATGCTGTTTCCTGTCACATTACCGGGACAAGATTCATCTGCTCAAAACTTGTTTTTGGTGAAGAAAATTCAACTATTCACCCCCGCAGGCTTCTTGAAGTCATTGGTGCGCCCATGGAGATTATCAGCATGACAATTAACCACCACTCAGATATTGCATGGTATCTGATCGGGTCCGGCTATCTTAGGGGCGTTACTGTCAATATTGACAAAATGGACGGTGTATTCCTGGGCGGTGTCTTTGATGTAGACGGCACTTTCCCTATTGATAAATTACATGATTCTTCCGTTTATGGAATGTCTTACAAAGTTGTAATTTATCTTAACCATAATATCAATGTCAGGGAGCTTTACTTCCCCTGTCAGTTTAACGTGCCGCAGGGTGTTCACGCAATCAGCGGACTCCCGGACGGTGTTTCTTCCGGTGATGTTGTCGCCATTGACGTTGACGGCGTGGCCGTAAACAAGGCGATTGTACACATCTACACAGCAAGCGGTGCGGGTTATACAATTTACAACCACAAAACGGCATAAATGTTTCACGTGAAACAAAAAAGCCCCGGCTTTCCGGGGCTTTTATTATTTTAATGTTTTTCTGATTGCTTCCTGCTCAGGGCTTAATTTTATTTTTACATAAAGCCCCGCTTCTTCATTCTTTTTTCTTGCTTCTTCTTTTGCTTTTATAAAGCGGCCCCGGGCGGTGTCTGATAACATAAGGACATGCCCGAATACTGTATAATTTCCGGCGGCGGACTGAAAAGCGCTCTCTTCTTTATTTACACTGAATTCAACGCCCGCACGGGCTAATGTTTCAAAGTCTGAAAAGGTTATGATTGTGTCGGGCCGTTCTGTTTTCCTTTGACGTTTCCCGGATGACAGCATCCGGAAAAGAGTGGGAGAAGTTCTTGCAACCGTTCCCGGCTCCATGTTTGTTACAAATTCCGTGTTGACTTTCGCGCCGTTTTCATATTGTATTGTGACCCCCGGGAAAATAACAGTCCTGTTTTCACAATTTCGCATGATACGTTTACCGGGAGAAAATAAAAAATATTGTATGCCTCTTTCTTCATACCATGTACATATTTTATCTACCATCGAAAAGGGCGGATTATCTACCACAACACCGCCCGGCCTGTAATCTTCTTTCTGATAATCGCCGCCCGGATAAAACGGGCGGACGATCTGTTCCGGCGTGATACCGTATTTATTACATACATATGCTTTTACCGCTTCCCATATCTCCCTGGGCGTGTAACAGTCATCCGTGGTCTTTTTTGCTGTCTTATCAAACTTTGCTATGAACTCTTCATAACTTTCACCGTATGCCATTATTTCACTCCTTTCCCATTCTGCAGCCGCATTTCGGACAGTAACACATTATTTCATTCATCCTATCTATCGGACATGCTGAAACCCACCACAATTCTGAAAAAATGTGTTTGCACGCGGAGCATTGATATAAACCATTGTTGACAATCCACCGCCCTTTCTTCCGTTCTGGCTCTTCCAGCGCTTTAATTGCCGTGTCGATTGCTTGCCTTGCTTCATCAGTATAGCCATCTTGGAAGCTGTATATTGCTATTGTTTTCAGATGCTCGATTGCTTCCGCTCTAGTCATGTTCTTCAAGTTCTCCTTTCTGTTTTTCTTTTATTATATCATCATATTCACAAAAAAGCAAACGCCCCGGGAAAACCCGGAGCGCCGCTATGCCATACACTAGAAAGGAGAGAAGTTATGAAAAAGACTTTTAAGAGGTTCATTCCTCTATAACATATTCTAGCACAAACATGTTAAAAATGCAAGCGATAAAGGCAAAAAACATTATAATTCCGAAAAGCAGCGGGGAAGTGTCTATTAAAGCAATAGACAACATACAAACCGACATGTATATTACTGTTTTAATTTCGATAATGATTCTTAATAACTCCATTACATTTACCCCCTTAAAGTGAATACATTCTCTTTTAGTAACACGCCGCCCGGAATGATCGTCCGCATAAGTTTTCCGGGGACCGTCAGGCCCTCTTTGAAGTCTTCCGGCGTTGCGGTGATAATTTCCCCGTTTTCATCAAAAACAAAGTTGTACATGTCGCTTGTAAGTTTTTTTACGTCCTCCGGGTCCATGTATCCGTTAAGACGCGCGGCGAAAAGCTTCTTACAACGTTCAGGCATTCCCGCGCATTTTATGTTATAATACGGTTCGCAGGGCTCCCCGTCTTTTTCGGTTACATGTTCAAGATATGTCTTTTGCCTTGTAAATACTGCAAAGTCAAAATTATTCTCGTTTGACCAACAACAGAAATTTACAGGGTGAACGCGCAGGCCTTTTACAGCATCCGCGGGAATGTCACAATGAATTGAATCAGTGTCCGCATAGCAGAAGCCCGGCTTATTCGGTCCATAATAATTTTTCTGGGCCGCTCTTATTGTGAAATTGCGGGCGTATGATGTGATAGCCGCGCCACATGGTATATAAACGGGGTCTTTGTCATTACATAAAACGGTGGTAAATTTCAAAACGCCGTTCTCGTCAATGTATGCAATTTTAAAAGAACTGTCTGTACTTGTGGCAAGCTTTCCATATAAATTATTTAGCATTAATTTTGCAATCTGACGGAGGACCGGATTGTCATTGTTCTCAATTTTCATTTTGCGGTATTTTTGAATATAAATATCAAAAATGCCAATTTCTGTATTAAAATAGCACCCGTCTAAAATTTCGGTGTCCTGTAAAATATAGTGCTCTTTCAATAATTCCCAGTCCGTCATTGTAAGTACAAGTTCGGGAATCATCTCAATTCTTTCCCCCGTCTCTTTGTCTATCGTATACCTGTGATAAATGCCGTTTTTGTCTCTGTAATCAGAACTTTTCAAATTTTCCGTCCCGTCATAATACAGGTCCCCTTTTATCTGCATAAACGGGAGGTATCCCTGTTTCAAATAAAAGCGCGTCTTTACTCTGATAAAGTAGTAACGGTCCTTTTCTTTTGCCTTGTCAGGAATGAAATTACCATGCCAAAAACGGGGGTGGCCTACCGGGTAGCGGTTTCCGCTTTCGCTTTCCATCATACTCGGATATAACGAATTGACATCATAGACGCACCCGGGGCCTGTCTTTTTGCCCGCTTTTTCTTCTACGCAGTAACACCATCCGCCGCGGTATGCTCTTCTGATATACTCTTCCGCGTTTTCATATTTATATATTGCGGGGTTTATCGGATGCGTCTTTTTAAGGTTCGGGAAATATCCTCTATAATCATATTCGTCCGTTAATGCCTTAAACTCTGACAAGCAGCAGGCGCCTATTGTCATTTTATCAAGGCCATTATCAAACATAGCCTGTAAGGCTTCCGCAACTACAAGAACATCATTTTTTATATATTCCTGTTCTTCCGGTGTTATCTCACAACCGGGGAAACGGTCTCCCTCATATTCCATATCTAATTTACGGTGTTTTGTTTTGAAGTTCTTCCCAATTGCCGCAACGGAAAACGGGAGAAGCTTCAAAGAGTCCCAAAATTCGATAACATTGTGGTCTGTCTTAAATGTGACAGCATACCAATTATTCATTTTTGCAGATATTGTATATCTAACCGACCATGTCGGCATCTCTTTCGGTTTCAAAAAGTGCTCTTCACTGTCAAGCGCCTGCGGTATTTTCAGCTCCCCCAGAAGATATGACAGAATAAAAGCCCCGTCAAATGACAGATTATGAAAATATACTTTGATGTTTCCGGGCTCTTCTATCAGACGGGAAATAAACTCCCCGATAGTATGAAAAATTTCCACATCTTCGGACCCGATCTCAACAAGGGCCGCCGCCCATACATCCGTTCTTATCTGACCATCAAAAACGGTGGTCTCAAAGTCCGCAACAAAAATTTTCTTTTTCTTTTTCATAGCGTAGACTCCTTTCGTAATGTTTCACGTGAAACATTATTTCACATTATAGCGCGTTCCGCTTTCGTCCTGGTATGTCTCCCCCAGTGGTATTGCTTCCCCTCTTAATACGGGAACCATTGAGTATTGCCATATGCTACGGGCCCGGGCTTCCATTGCTCTCCCGCTTTCTTCGTCATAGTACATAATAACAAATGTCGTGTTATGCATCCACTCACTGTCATTCACATCTTTTAGACGCCTGTAAAGCCCTCGCTTGTCTCTTGCAATTGCGCTTTCCAGTTCGTCTTCTACCATTTCGGCGTTTCTCCGGGCTTCGTCAATCCTTTTATAGTTATTTATTATCCGCCGCATCCCCTCAATAAGGGCCTCAGCATCATCAATATCTTTTTGCGACTTTTGCGCCCTCTGTTGGTACTCTAACTCACGCCCACGTTTTCCGCTTGTAAGTTTTCCTCTTACAGGGTCCCAATACTGAACGCCCGTATTTTCGGTTATATACTTTTCGGTCCTCTTTTTTAGTGTATTAATAGTATTTCGCGAAATGTTTTTAGGCCTTGCGGGCAGGGCTTTTCGCAGGCTTTTTTCGTCAAAAACGTATCCTTTGTTTTGCATCCTTGATATACGTTTTTCAAGAGTCCGCCTTGTCCTGTTATATTCCGCTTGCAGGCTTGTTCTTCTTTTTGCCATCATGTCACCGCCTTTTGATTAAGCGGGCGGGGTTTTCGCCCCGCCCTTTTTGTCAGATGTATTCTGCGGCTAAAATTTTAGCTACTTCCCGGATATCCTTGAATTCGGTCTTTTTTCTAAAAAGGTCTTCAAGCGCCTCTTCGATAAAGCCGTCTTCTACATAGTCAAAATAGGAAAACTCATGCAATGCTAAAATAATATCAGACATTGTTCTAATTTTCCAGCCGCCTTTTGTTTCCAATGAACCAAAAATAATATATCTAACTTTCATAACATACTCCCCCTTTCTCACTCGATCGGGTGCAGGTAGTCATATATCGGCATTTCATCCGCCTCCATATATGACGGTGTGTAAAGGTCCCTCCGCCAATCATTGACAATCCGGGCCCGGATGCTGTCGGCTACGTCTTCCGGGTCTCTTCCCCGTCTCATCATTTCCTCCAGGTTTTCGACTACATACCCGTAACATTTCAAGCCGGCGTTGACAGCTACCAGCAGGCGCCCGTCTTCTTTCAAAATACAGGTAGTAGATGCTGCGTGATTGTCAAGCTCCCGCGCGACGTCTTCGCCGAATTCTCCTAAGTCCGTGTAAATTCTTTTTGTCTGTTCCATAATACAGACCCCCTTTTCTTTTATTTCTTTTATTATATCACAGCATAGCAGGCACTTCAATATATTTTCGGGATTGTATTTTTAAAATACATTAGTTATGACTAACTTTATATAATGTTCCCTCACCACCGCC